CTACAACGTCTCGGCATGGAGTTTCCGAATCCTGATGCACCTGAGTGCCCCCATGCCCTGCATAAGTGCATTATTGAGGGCCAGATGCAACGCATGCGTCAGTACCTACCCGCTCACAATTATGGTGTCATCTCCACCAAGGTATCAAAGCTTAATCTGTTGCCTCCTGCCGGTTCTGTCCAGCACCCGATCTATGAAGCTAAGGACCCTTCTCGGTTCCCAGGAGTCGGCATCCGTGACTCTCATTTCCGTGACTTTCCTGTCCACTACCTCGATGATGTCTCCTCCGTTGTCACGCCTCACGAGTTGGTCGAAAAGCTTTCATCTCAGAACCCCGAGGGCCATTTGATTGTCTCAGGCATGAACCCCATTGAAGTTCTGGACAGACAGTGCTCCTACGAACCAGCTAGCCACTCTATTGAGTACGACCTCGGAGACTTTCACTACATGTTCACTGGCAGTGAAAATGAAGGTTACACCACACCAATCGACGTCACTACTGCTTGGTTGAGGACCTCTTCTGTTACCGCGAGTAATGGACGTGTGTACCATGTCGTGCTCCTCGAGGAAAAATTGGGACACTGTGTTTGGCACATATTCTGTGGCGACGTGACTGAGCAGTCGACACGCATCTTTCCCACAGGTTCTTATGTGCGGGTCCCGCGCGTACTCACCGGCACATGGTCCGACCAGTACCTGCCCATGAAACTTGTTTCCGGCATACTTGACTTCGATAATCGCGCAAAGGACCACTCTTGGTCCAACATTGCTGCCAAGGTCTCACAGCTGGCTGGTTCTATCACTCCTCGCACGTCGGCCAAGGAGCGATGGATTGCAACCTATCTTGCCAGGCTGCACGTGGCTCCTGATACCTGGCAACACCTCCTTCAACGAGGTTTTTGGCACTTCATGTACTTCGTCACTTTCCAATGGTACATGATCCAACCCATGCCTGACACTTTCGAGTTGCTGGACGAAAGGAAACGCAATAGAATCATCCACCCCACTCCAGGTGGTGGATGGTCAACGCGCGCCAAACATCGTCAAGTTGCTGCCTCCATTCCTAATAATCCTACCATGCTCCAGCGGTTCTCTGCTCTCACTGGATCTGTTTTCACCTTTCTCATTCCCAAAATCCTCATTGGAGAAGTTGTCACTAACATTTTTTTCCACGTTGATTTTGCTTCCTGGCTCAGGTCCATCTATGTGTGGACCGACATATCTCTGCAACGTCTTGGCCTCACACTTGCCATCGTAACAGTCGCGTCCATTGTGCCAGGTAACGTCACAAAGGTGTTTTCCCGTCTGGCCGGCCACTTTTGGCGACAGTTGTGGTTCCCTGGGTGGCTCTTTTCACTGGTGCCTTTTGTCATACAGGAAATCGCCGGGGCCCCCGGCTCGCGTGTCTGCACTTTTCTCCCTGGGCGTGGTTGGTGCTGGCAGGTTTGGCTGTGGCTAATTGGTCTTCACACCATCTTGCCCGGCCTTATCCCAGGTTCCGTCATTCCGTGGACCATGTTCTTCACCACCGCTGCCTCTTCTGGTGTAGTCATTGCTTTCACAGTCGTTGCTGCAATTTTGGCCGTCGGTGTGGCTTTCGAAAATCTGGCCGCTTATTTTGCCAACCCAAATTTGCAATATCCGGCCCTGGGCTATTCAATGTGGTCACCAGACTGGTCCATTGACGAAAGCTTCCATGAAGGATTTCTTGCGCATGCCCGTTGGGGCATAAATGCCCTTCTGGTTTGGTACATGGGTGTAACCAACAAGGGCAATTGTCTTAGAGTCCCCAATCTACCAGCGCTTCCCGCTACCGGTATAACTAAAGTGAAACGACGTAATGTTGACATTCAGCTCCCGGTAGTGCTTGTGCAGCCTGCCAACATTCCTGTGGGTCCTCAGGGAGTTCCGCTTGCTGTCTCCCCCCAGGGACTGTCTTATCTGGAGTTTTGTCGTGCTGTGGAGACCGCCTACACCGCCCAACCCAACCTTTACCCCGGTCTCACTCCTGGACGATCCTGCTTCTTTGATTGCGTCTCTCACTACTATGGAACCAGTCACATGTGGTACAGTTGGTACATGGCGTACTTCCAGAAGACTCCCGATCCCAATAACCCCATCGTCGGTGAAGTTACGATCCCTGAAATACAGAACTTCTGTGCAGCTTCCATGTTTGGTCTCCTGCTTAGTGGCGACCACAATGCTGTTGCCGCGCCCGCCCGTGCTGAGTGGCCCACATTGACCCTTAAGATTGGTGGCTCACTCATCGCTGGCACTTTGCACGTTGAAGTAGCGCCTCCTGAGACGTCGACTGCACCAATTGGGGACTTGGCACGCATCCTTGCAACCATAAGGCGTGATTACCTTCCTTGGTTCAACCAGATGCTCGCCAACCACAATGGGGCTGCCCGTGACTCCACTATTCAAGCATCTCCCACACTCCTAGCGTTTGCCGGCACTCACGAGATGCCACGCTCATATGATGACGTTGGCAAGGCGATCGTTGGCAGTTTCATTGCCGTTCCGTTGGACCCAGCTGACCCTGACGGCTTTGCCGTTAATCCCAACATGCCCTTGCCCTTCCCAGACTTGATCGACTACGGCCCATCTGTCAACAATTTGCCCGTCGCCGCGTCAACCGAACCTTCGCCTTTCCACGGTTACAGTCCCGCTTCTGCTTTTGGTCGCGTCGCTGCACGGTTCTCCAACTATGGTAGGAAGGTGGTTTCCGCTCTCGCGCGCGGTCGCTACGCTGCCCTCGAAGACCATCTTGCCGACATAAAAGTTGGAGCTCAACCGACCAGGCCAACACGCTCACAGCACAATGACAACCGCAACAGGAACAATGAGGTTCCTAAGCCAGCTCGTTACGTCGAACTGCGCCGTGAGCTCGAGCAGTCTGTGTCCAAATATCTCGGTTTTACCCTCCCTTGTGTCCCACTTGAAGCAGAAGAGCTGTCTTACACTGCAGACGTGCAGCGTGCAGCACGCCTGGCCTCTGACCTTCGTTCCAATCCTGGAGAGCTCGGCACTGCAGCCGCCGCCGATATCTCCAAGGCACTCGATGCCATCATTGATTCCTACCGCCTTTCAGGGAAAACCGTTTCGGTGCCTGTCACTGCCTATCTCGGTGTGGCCGGTTCCGGGAAAACTGTCGCCACTACTGAGTTCTTGCGCAACCTCACCCCCGAAGAGAGGGCGAATGCTCGCGTCGTGTGCCACACAGAGAGTCTCCGAGCTGAGGCCAAGGAAAAGCTTGACTTCCCAGAAATGCGAGGTTTTAACTTTCCCACCCTCACCAACATCATTTTGGAGCCTTCCTCTGGCATTGTTATTTTTGACGACGCCGGCCAAGTTTGGGGCGGTCTTCTTGACCTGGTCATCCTCACGAACCCTCTGGTAACCCATGTTGTCATTAATGGCGATCCGGCTCAGGGACATCGGTCTTTTCAAGTTGCTGGCACTCAAAGCAAACACGATCCCAGTGCTATTGCCACCATTGCCCAGCACACCACAAAATATGCGACACTCTCTCACCGCCTTTTCCAACTCATTTGCAACACTCTCGGGATATACACCACTTCATCTGTTCCTGGCTTTATCACTCACAGTGTCGGCCCGAAGGTTGGCATTCCTGTCTGCACAGCGTCCCCACGCTATGTGAACGTTCTTGATGCCGCTGGCCGCCATGCTGAAACCTTCCAAACCGTCCAGGGCGAGGATTACAACATGCCCTGTGAGGTTGACATGACTGGCCTTGAGGGTGCCATAATGGACCGTACAGCTTATGTCGCCCTCACTCGCAGCAAGGTTGGGACTTACATTCGTATGGCCGCTGCCGACCCGGCTAGCACCATTAAGGCTCCCCCTACCGGGAGTGATCTTATGAATGCTTTGGTCTATGAAATGCGTGCCAGCAATGTCGGTTCTCTCTTGACACCTTCTGCACTAGTCAAGGCCACCTTTTATCGCCACCTCCACTGGTCCATGCCCAAACTTGTATGGTTCGCAAACATCGGGGCTTCAGTCGATGCTTCCGCGTTCCAGACTGTCATCGCTGCCACAAATGAAGTCTTTGTTTCCGACAGCGCTCCGTCTGATGTCATTCCCGTTTCCGATAAGCCCTCTGCCACTCCTCCGGACGACGCCCTCGTGGAGGAGTTCCAACCTTGGGCCAAGGAGCACCGTGAAGCTGGAACCCGTTTCGGACAAACTGACCAGTTCAAAGACAATGCCTATGTCAATCCTCAGGTTCACAAGCGCAATGACACTCCCACCTACCAGCTCAGCAAAGAGAAACGTCTCAAGTCCGCCACCCGTGAACAAAACTTAGCCGACATGAAGCGCAACCGCCGCGAGGACATGTGTGCTGAGTTTGACCGGCTTGTCCCCACACCTCCACGCTGGTCGCCCGAGTCTTTTGACGGGTACATTGATAAGGCCATTGTCGAATATCTTTCCAAACGCACTGCTGTCATGGTAATGCAAAAGCTGGCCCAACATGACCCTGACCGCACCCCAAGCTCCATCAAGATATCTCTCAAGAACCAAGTTATCAAGAAAGCGGAGAAGATGGGGAAGAAGGAGGCCTTGCCTGGCCAGCTCATTCACGAGTATGACATCGCTCAAACGCTCTTTGACAGTTCCTTCGCACTCTGGCTTGAGGACCATCTCCCTGATGCCTTTCCTGGTAACTTTCTCTTTTACCGCCGTATGGACCCCGACAAGTTCATCCATGAGTATTCAAAACGCTGGCGTGTCGACAACGGGGCCTATGGTTCCGACGTCACCCGCTGGGATGTTGGCTGTGATGCTGCCATGGTAAATTTCGACGTTCATGTCATGAGAAAGCTCTGTTTTCCTTCTTGGTATGTCGATGCTTACATTGAACGTCGTGTGTCTTCGTTCTCTCAGCACGGCCCTATGAAGACCATGCAGAACTCAGGCGATCGGTACACTTGGATTTTGAATTCCATCCGTCGTGCTGTGGTTACTTCCT